AGAATTCAGTCTCAGTGTCATCATAAAATACATCAAACTCTTTATCTGATTTATTAGTATCTAGTTTTTCTACCTCGGCACCTTTATCATTACTTCTGTAGATAGTAGGAAAATACTTAGGGTATTTCTTGAATATCTCAATCCAATTATCTTTTAGTCCTCTTATGGGATCATTGGTTACTACTTTAAATAGCTTAGTGGAATCATGATTGTTTGGATAAATAGTATGCTCAGAACCGGAGGAATAAGGAGTTTTAGGCTTGGTTACTACCTCTAAAAGTAATATGTGAAATAAATCAGTCAATCAAATCTTTTTTAAAGAACGTTGAATTAATATTTGAGTTGTAACAATTATCTGATTCTAATACTCCCTCTAAGAACTGATATTTTATCTCATAGTAAGTAGATTGTTTTTTACCAAATGTAAACATTAGTATCTCGCGTGTAAACGATTCTTCTTTATATGTTTGTACATCTAATAATAACTCTTCACTACTACCCCAGTACTTTAGCCAGTTTGATTCTTTACGTACTAACTTTTTAGTAGGCTTACGTCCAGGCTTCTTTAATAAGGCTTGCTCTGCTAATTCTTTCTTTCCTAACTTTATGTTATGCTCAGTGAATAGTTGCTTCTTTCCTACATAAAACTTGCCTGTAGTCTTATGAGTAATCTTATAGATAAACCCAAATGCATCTTGAGGTACATCCTCAATTGATTTAATATATGAATCTTTAAACTTCCACATCATAAGTCCAGTTTAATGTTTATATTGAAATCAGTGTTAGAAGACATTGGAATGGGTTGTCCAAATTTAGCTACTGCCATTAGCTGATTGTCAGGACTATAAAGTCCTATGCCGGTAATATAAGGCTCAAAGAAGCTGCCTGTAACAAAAGATTGTAAGACGTTGCTACTGCCTGATACCAATAGTGTCGGATTGTAAGATAAGTTGAAGTCATTTTGTTTTATTTTAAGACGGTATGTTTGTTCATAAAGTGTATAAGTGTTATTAAATGATACTTGAAAATCTCCACCATCACCGTTATAAGGATCTCCGAAGAAGTAAGTAGAGTCTGTGATGACAATCAAACCTTGATTATAGATTATATTTCCTATAAACACATTTTGATTTAGGTCATTGTCGTATACATACAAATTACCATTTGAATCATCTGCACCATAAAATGTCAATCCTGGATCACCTCCTTGATCATCATTGTTCTGTGCAATATAAATTGATACACTTCCGGGTTGTATACCTTCTGCACATACACTCTGAGCTATAGATACTACTTGGTATATAGTGCTATTTTCTGTCTGCCCTTTACTGATGTTTATATCTGATATATATGACCCTGAAGGTTGTGCTGCAGATACAGTTTTATAATTACTGGCCTGTAACCTTTGATTTAAATAAGGGATAGTGCCTGATATATACAAAGGGTATAGTTTCCTTTGTATTACATCGAATAAGGGGTTACCTAGACTTACTGTATAGTATTGTACAGACGCGTCTGTATAGTCTAAACTATAAGGCTTATTTGCGACATACGGTACTAATACCTTGTCCTGTGGATATATATTCTTGAATGCACCTGGCAATTAGGACTGTAGTTTTACTCTAAGATTTAAAGTACCTGTAAAGTTCTTCTTTAAAGGTGTGGATAGCTTTGCAATAGCCATTAGTTCATTCTGCATATTATACAAACCTATACCTGTTACAAAAGTCTCAGGGTTGTTTACAAGGGTTGTGTATATGATATTACCATTAGCATCAATTACAGAAGGGTTAGTAGTGTAATTAAAATCAGTGAAGTTTACCTTTACATTGAAGTACCTTGAGGTAATTGTCTCTAGGCTATTCATTGAGAATGAATTACCACTGTAGATATTCGAATATAATGTAGCTACGTTGGTACCTATAGGACTAGTATAAGATGTACTAGCAGTCTCATCGATTACCATACCTAAACCTCCGTTTGCTGCAGATAGTGACAGTACTCTTGGATTTAGTATTATGGTACTAATATCTGGTAAGAATAGTCCATAGGAACCTGATACTGTTTGAATATCGCTACCATTGTAACTAGTTCCACTTGAACCACTTATTATTTGATAAACGCGATTACTTCCTATATATGAGGTAAGAGTTATATCATTACTGTTATCAGTAAGGTTCAGTGTAGTACTTCCACTTACTAACGTCAGATTCAGTGATCCTGGTTTAAGGCTCTCTTTATATTGTGCACGTGATACACTTAACACTAATATATCTCTAGAAGTATTATTAGAACCCCCAAAGGTAAATGGATAAACACCTGCTGCTTCTCCATACACTAGTGAGCTATACTGTCCGTAGATATCTCTTGTAGGGGTATTACCTGGTACATTACTATTGTAAGGTGCAGACCCACTACCACTTATATGTCCATATGCTAGTGCATATTGCAATGAATATCCTGTTGCAGTGGTAGGTAGGTTGTATATATTCAAATAGCCTTGTCCAGACGCAGCCTGTACAGATGAAGTGTACATGCTTGTGTTGGTAAGGGTGTAGGTATTATTTGCCCATAGTGGGGCTGTAATAGCCTCCTGGACTATAATACTATCGGAAGGTTGGAACGAAATATAGCTCATATGTTATTATTGTACTTTTGTGATGGTTAAAGGAACACGAATAGAAGCTCCACTATTTCTACCTACAACCATTATCTGTGTTTGAAGGGTGGTACCTGTACTGCCAAATAATGTATTAATTGTAGTGCCAGTTAAGGTAAATGATGTACCTATCTGACTAACACTAATATTTGTTGTTTGGATAATAGGAATATTGGATACATTTATGTTTGAAGTATCTATTCCTATACCTGTAAAGGTGGATAATACTCTTCCGTCTCCTACTGTAATAATGTAACCATCCGGTTCAAATGTAGTACTTGATCCTAGATAATTTAATGTCTGAGGAGTAATAGATAAAGAGGCTCCTTGCTTCAAACTTATACTTGTATATCCAACTGATACTACAGGAAGCTTTGCTGTACCTTGAGGTAGAGTTACCAACTTATACTTCATACACTGAGTATCATCGGGGAATGCCTCTAGGATTGGCAGGTTTAATATTGCCTCTCCGTAGAACGCTGACCCTGAAGGGTGGTTAGGGTTATACAAAGTATAATCTACATCATCATCAGAGCATGCAAATTGTGTTATGTCAAATGTACCTTCTGAAAGATACTGGCGACCCTTCTTAGTAAGGATTGCATCTATTGTAACGGTTTGATTTGAAAGATAAGCCATTGGTTTGTTTTATTGTTATAAATATCAAGTTATTGTGGAAGTAGGTTTCCTGTTAGTGGTTGAATGATGTTTGTGATGTTTGATTCTACATTAGGATCTAGGTACTCTGGTATAAGTACTAAAGATGATACATCTCCGGGTTGTTTAATTTTATTTATAATTACAGAAGTTTCATCAGGTTCAAGTCTTATAATTGCAAAGTTACTACTTAAAGAACCACTACTACTGTTAGTATAGCTTCCTGATAGTGGAGCTCGGTCTAACACTACTTGTAGGGGTTTACTAACAGTACTTCCACTAACTACAGGAGGTATCACTGTTTCTGCAACATATATAGGACTATTCAGATTTTCAATCGATCCTAATCTGACAATATCTCCAGGTTTAATTGAAAATGTATTTTGGATAGGGGAGTAACTTGCTGTTACCCAAGAGTCTCCTGAAGTGATATATTGAGGGCTAAATATACTATTGTTATATAGTAAAGATGATGACACATCAAATACCAGAGTATCATTATATCCTGAATTAATACTTTCTGTTACACTAAATATAGATGTTTCATATAGACTCTGAGTTGTAACTACATTAGTAGTTGAGTTTAACGCATCTATTACTTCAAAATAACCACCTTCAGGTATAACTAAATTTATCATATAGCTTCCTTGAAAGAATCTAGATAAGTCTAAGAAAAAAACTCTTAATCTCAATTCATCTCCAGCATTAAGATATACATTGTAATTATTTAATGTTTGATTAAGTGTGATAAATCCTCCACCTAAATTATTCCATATATGTACAGTACCTTCGTACCCAAATGAACCATCATCTATGCCAGAGGCGTCTCCTGATTGTTGAGGGGGTAAATTCCAATTAGTTAATTTTGTGTTAGTTACATAAGTCCAATTACCTTCTGTAAATCTTTCTACTACTCCAACCACTTTAAAAATACCGCAAAATTCTTCCGGATGATTTCCTGTATAGCTTATAGGAATATTTGCACTAATTAAATAATTTGATGTACGTGGGGCAGTAAATATAAGGTGAGATGGAGTGTGTACTCCATCAAAAGATATAGATCCAGATAAGCTTGAAGGACTTATAAAGCCTTGTGAAGATAAATCAGAAGTGTAAAAATAACTTAATTCATAAAATCCTTCTAAATTTAAAGAACCTACACCTCCATTATTGTACGGACCCATAACCCCTCCTAAGTTGTTAATATACCAACGATCTCCATAATCTGTGGATACATTAGGATACATACTGTTAAATTGGCTTAAAGTTCCGTTATATAAAGAAAATTGTTGAGGTGTAATAATAACTCCGTTAATAAACATACTTATTTGATCATGATTTCTTCCATAAGGGGAGTTTAGAGCAAAGTTCTCATTTGTATCATACCCATTAGTTGTCCATGATACTTGGTATGGCATTACAGCTTTAAACCCTATTATGGAGGAGTAGCTAGATTGAGGATTTAAATAAGTAAATGTCAATGCATCTCCATTCTCTCTGTAAATAATAGGTTGAAATGCATACCCCCCTAAGTAAATTTGAGATAATCCTCCTAATGAAAATTGATTTGATGGAGTTAAGACATCTGTTAAAGACACTGTCAATATATCTCCAGACTTAAATGTATTTTGAACCTCAAATAAATTCTTATTAGCTTTTGTAAGTGTAGTGGCAGACCCTGATTCATTAAATAAATACTTAAGACTAAAGGTTGTTTTATTTAAGAAGTTTAAATTATTGCTACTACCTTTTAGTACATACCCAAATTTACCTACATACGTATTGATATTAGGAACCTTCCCATAACATACATCCCCTTGTGTATATGTATTAAGTTTAGATACACTAATCTTACTACCTTTATACCTAGGTATAACATACCTGGAATGGTTATATTCACTATCTTGCAAAGCTACAGGACCTAGTAAATTAGGGTTATTTACATCATCTTTTTTAAATAATGTCGACAATCTATTCTCATATACATCTCCGTATGTAATATTAAAACCACTATACTTAAACTTAGTTTGATTTAAACTTTGAGTATATAATAAGTATGGATTATAATTTCGTTGTTCAAAATTATCATGTATATTTACATATGATCCTGACAGTTTGCCTGTCATGAATGTCATCTCATCTTTAAATTTAGAATAGGATGTACCTGCTGATAATTTGTTAGTTTTTAGAGAGGCAGTATATTGCACTCCACTCATTGAAGGTTGATATCTAGGTACTTTATTTCTTTCTAATATCGGAGACTTAATAGTTAATCCTGTACTAAGCGTTGTCCTGGCAGGTACAAAATCCTGTAACATTTTGAACAAGGTATTATCTACTTGCTCAATTAAATTAATGTAGTCTATGTAGTTATACTTAGATATATACTTTTGTCTATAGGAGTTGTTTAATTGTACTACACCTGGATAATATGATAATTTATCATTTGAGGTGTCCCCTAAGTAAGGGTCTAAATCTAGTAGATTTCCATACTGAGCTATTATATCTTTATTAATCTCATTCTGAGGAGAGAAGCTCATCTCAGTGAATTGTAAATCTGAAGTTCTATTTACATCTTCTGTTTCAACTTTAAACCAAGGACTTAATATGTTATTACTATACACATCGATAGACCCACTTACAGGGGTGTTATCAAAAATACGTACCTTCTCAGTTACAGGTGCATAATACCCAGCGTTAGGTGTATTTGAATAAGCAAGTTCATATTCAGAATTACAAGCAATAGGGCTATCATAGTTATAGAAATAGAGGTAATTTGTATTAACCTGATATACTATAGCTTGAGATTGTGTTGCACCATATCTACCTGTACCATATTTTGTAGTTCCATATAATGATCCTCCAGAACCTGAATAGAATGTTACATTTGAATAAGGTAATTGCCAGTTAGGGTGTACTGATTGTAAGTAAGATCCTGTACCTTGTATTAAGACTAATGGATTTACCAAATCATTTCCTAATGGGAATCTGGCAGCCAGATCATTGTAAGAGCCACTGATAGTATTTCCCTGAATAGAATCACTATTAAGTGTATGTGAATTGAATGCTAACTTACTTAATGGTTCAGACCATAATCTAACTTCTTGTATACTACCACTAAAGTTATTTACAAAATTAGCATCTGAATATGCAAACGACCCTATAAATAAAGTGTTGTTGCTTACTGTAGACCCTGATCCACGACCATACCCATACCCATACCAAGAATTATTGATGCCATAATTTATGGATCCTGTATTATTAATACTTGCAGAGCCCGTGATACCTACTCTACCTGATATGGCATTTTGAATGCTAAGTGTGTACACTTGACTTCCTGACAACCCTGCATTATATCCTACGTACTTGTTTTTTGTACTTAATGATATATTCCAAAAAGAAGTATCCCCATCACTACCTGTAATATAGAAAGGTATACAAACAGATGATGATACATAACCAGCCGAGCCGGACATCTTCAACGTAAAGTTAGCCGAAGGTATCCCTTGTGATGAAGTATAATCTATGTAAACACCAAATGGAACTGCACTACTGTTATTATATAGTATACACTGCAATAGGGATACGTGGCTTTGATATTGCCCTGGTATCGGTTTAATTCTTAATTCTATAGTATCAGCTACTGAATCTGTGCTATTATATTTTAGTTGATTCTGTGCAAGAGGTGCCCATATTAAATAAACTCCAGTACTAGGGTCCGTATTATTAGGCATCGAATATGAAAACCTGTCATAAGAATACTCTAGAGTATTTGAATTTTTATCAGAACCCCCGTATTGTATAGGTGTCAATATAGTATCAGGTATACCATATACAGTTGCGAGATTCTGTAAGTTTCTCGAAGTACCTTTTGATTTAAGTAGATAAGGTAGGTTGTGGTATATTCTTTTGTATAATTCTTTAGCTCTATCCTGGCCGCTAATGGTTACACCTGAACTGGTTACATTATAGCTCCCGGAAGGGCTTCCTATTAGATAGGATACTAAGTCTGTATTAGAGTTATTGTTATATAGGTCTATACCATAAGATCTTAATACAGAATATACCATATCTTTTGATATACCAGTATTCAGATTATTATCTGCCTTATGAATATCATTTATGGCCTTTATGTACACCCAGATACTATCATAATGCTGCCCAATCATATTGGTAAACAACAAGTAATCAGAGTTATTAGGATCGTCAGCTAGGTAACTTGGTATAGAATAAACAGAATTATCTTGATTCTCTAAGTCATATAAAGAAGCTGTGTAAAGTTGTCCATACGTTGCATTATCGCCTAACCAAGCTAGTGCCTGAGAAGATGTTACACTATATAAAACACTTCCACTCTTAGGCCATGCATATGATGATGATACAGTGTATAAGTAAGTCTCATACCCATCCATATTTTGAATGAGTGAGTTAATATTATTCTGAATACTTTGTGCACTTCCACTTACAGATATGCTTTGACTAGGGATAGTATTTAATGTAGCTATGTTCAGTCCATACTGTTCTATCTCTGTAATTTTGTAAACAAAGTTTACCAGTCTTTGTGCAGCAGATGAGAAATGTACAAAATTAGTATAATCAGTATAATCAATATTGATATCTATTGAATCATTATTAAGTTGATTAAGTAGGTTCTGATAATTCTGTAGAGTATTGGTTGTGTATATTGTATTTTGTGATACATATGGAGAAGCTATCGCTCTGTTAGGTGATATCTCTATATCAAAGTCTGCGGATGCCAACATAGGTACCGGTACAGGCTTAAAATCTGGGCTAAGTACTACTTCAAATACTATCGGAGATGCCAGTTCCTCTACTATCCACAAAGTGGATTTTAAAGCGAATTGGGCAGGTAAAGGTTGATATAGTTTTATTAATAATGAATACGGGTTAGTATTCTTATCTATTGCAATATTGACTGCACTGACAGCATTGTTATCACCAAAATTAAGTAAGAAATCCTTGTAGTACAAGGAGCTCTGCATTTGGTTAATGAAGTTAAGTGTGTTTGTTTCGAGAGTAAGGTTAGATACTATATTAGATGATAAACGTATCTCTGTCCTATCTGTACTAATTTCTGTTATGAAAAAAGTAGGTAAAGCAAGTGTGTATATTTGTCTTCTGTATACTCTGTAATCAAGTTTAAAATCCCCTACATTATAAGCTCTGTTAGTGAGGTATGTACCAGGATCAAATACAATCTGGTTAGTATTACTACCATCTACATTTGGGATGGTATACTCAGTTACATTATAATTGGAATTAAGAAGTATGTCATCTTTAGTGTATATATGACATTCTATATAGTCTGTAGATGCATTAAAATTACGAAGAAAACTTTGAGAAGGTATAAGCACCTGATCAATGTTATCATACTTATCAAGTGATGCATCGGTTATTTTATTTATACTGACTACGGAACTCATGAGTTTTTATAATTTTTAATTAAGTTATACTCTATACACTTCAACGAGGCTTGCTTTGTTGCCAAAGTCTTACATTCTCTCTGTGTACGTTGAGCACTAGAAGTTCCTAATGCTTTGATATTTAATGAGGCATTTAAGTCTCGGTCATGCTTAGTGTTGCATTCCGTACAAGTCCACTCTCTTACTTTGAGTGTTAAGTCCTTGTTGATGGAACCACAGTTGGAGCAGGTTTTAGAGGTAGGAGCAAAGCGGTCGACTTGTATTAAGTCTTTTCCATACCACTCTGACTTATACTTAAGGTAAGAAAAGAATTTAGACCATGAAGCATCAGAGATACTTTTAGATAGCTTTTTGTTTTTAAGCATTCCTATCACATTCAAAGTCTCAATCGATATTACATCATAGTTCTTAACTATGTTTAATGAAGTGGTGTGCAGGAATAGTTCCCGTTGCCTAGATATCTTTTTATGAATCTTAGCTACTTTGAGTTTTTGCTTCTTGTAACGAGTACTTCCTTTCTTCTTACGACTTAAATGTTGTTGTGCTCTTTTTAGTTCCGCTTGGCTATCACGGAAGTAACGAGGATTGTGAATGGTATTACCATCAGATAATGTAGCAAACTCTTTGAGTCCTACATCAATACCGACAGTTTTGCCAGTTTTTTCAAAATGTTTTACTTCTGTTTCTACTAGGATTGAAGCATAATAATGTCCTAATATATCTTTAGATACTGTTACAGAACGTAATATACAATTTTCAGGCAAAGGTTGATGTTGAACTATTTTTACTTTACCTATTTTCTCTAATCTAATTCTATTGGTATATAATTTGAATCTACTATTACCACATAACGTAAAAGATTCTTTACTACCCTTCTTTTTAAACTTAGGCCTATTTAATTTAATTTTTTGATTAGAATCAAAATATCTGTTTTTAAATTCTTTAAAATCATTTTCTTTAGACTCTACAGCTTTTGAAGAAACTTCTCTCATCCAACCTGTTTCCTCTCTAAATTGCTTTACAGTTTTAAAGATAGGGGAGGGATTAGTTTCTTTATCGTAAGTATTGAAAGTAGCTACATAGTTATTCCACAAAAATCTACAAGCTCCAAAAGTCTTATTCAAAAGAATCTCTTGAGTTTTGTTAGGATACATTCTGTATTTATAAGATTTATTTAATTTAATTTTATTTAGGATTAGTAAGTGTGAATAATTGTTGTTTCAATGAAATATTCTCATTACGAAGATTTTGTACTTCATTATTTAAATCTGCATAAGATATACCTAAATAATCACTACTTCTATTTACAAGCTCTAAATGAGATCTAACAGATCCTGTTGCCGGTATATCGTAGAATATAGTATTGTAAGATGTGAAGAAATCAGATACCTCCGTTATAGTATTAGGTGCTGAAGTATTATCAGGAGGAATAAGCTGACTAAACGAAGTTTTAACTACGTTCTGGAAGCTATTCTTACCATAGATTACTCGTGATATAGGTACTTGGTTACTCATCTTCTAATTATCCAACTTAGGGTTTCTAGGGCAATTGCTAACACTGACAGAATCATAGACCAGACAACCCATTCCTTTAGGTCATCCTGCTGGTCATATTCTAATTCATGTTTAGGTTTCTTCATTCAGAATCTTTTGCAAAGATTTTCAGTGAGTTGTCAGTATCAGGATCATTGAATACTAAAAATTCTCCATCTTCAAATACAAGATAGCTTAGTAATTCAATAATGCTAGGATCGCTAATTTCAATAGCATTTCCGTTTTTAAACTGATAATAATATTCTAATTGGTCTTCCATTTTTATTCTACTTTAAATATCATGTCTGTGTCAAATGTGATTGTCTGACCGTTAATAATCGATTGAATTAATATTTTATAGTATCTGGCCGGCTCCAACCCTTGCATGTATACAGTAAAGTAATTGCTGGTGGTGTCTGCTGATATTTTAGTATAGGTTGTATCAAAGTCTATTACTACATCTTGGGTTTTATAATCAATCAGTGACCAATAAGAAGAAGATGGCAAGAAGCTGTTTTGTGTAAACATGCTTGTTGTCATAAACTGCCTGGTAGGATATTGTGGTCTTACATTGATTTTGAATTTAATGATTGATTCTGCTTTATAATTTGCTAAATTATTTGACAAAGATAATAAAACATCAGGACTTGAACAAATATTTGTTGTAGGTATGTAAATGGAATCATCCCATCTAAATTCCATACAAGGTGGGTATATCGTATTACTATCTCTTGAGAAGTAATTCAAAGTGTAGTTATAGTTAGCATCAAACTCTAAACTACCAGATGTCTTAAGTATGAATCCGTAATTAGGAATGGAGCCTGATAAATACCATTGAGTAAACTTGGTAGTCTCTATCTGAATATCTTTTTGGGTATACGGGGTAAAGGATTGAGTATAAGAAGATGTGTACCAAGTACCCCCACCTGTATTTGTGCTTATATAAGACCCTGTAGCCCCAGAATTGTAATTTCCAGAAGGTATCCAACTGCTTGAACTATTTGCAGTAGGAGATGCCCATGATGCCCCATTAATGGTAATAGGGTTGTCGTACAACTTTCCTGTACCCATATCCCAGGATTGTGATAATGGGTGTAATTCTATAGTGTAATTAGTTGGTATACCTTCAGCTTCACATAAGTATAACTTTAAAAAGCTTTGAAAAGAAGATGTACCTACATACTTAGTTACTACATCTTGTATATCCGGAGTAGAAAACTGTACTAGAGGTCTGAAGTATGTAGATTGGCTAGGGAATAAGTACGACGGTCCTTTGGATAGGTATAACACTGCATCCTCTCCAGTATTAGCTGTATTAAGCTCAGAGTATAGGCTCGTGTCTTGGGTAGGAAATATTTTATATACGGCCAATGGTTATGGTTTAAATGTGAAGCTACTAACTCTGTTCATCCACCCCTTTAAAAACTTACTTTGGTTTGGGTGATTTTTTACTATATCGTTGTAATACTTTATCCTTGATTGTGTTATCTTATTAAATAAATCATTTTGATTAGCATTGTTTATAGCTTCAATACTCTTTAATCCAAATATTCCATCAGCTACAATTCCAAGACATTGTTGTGTCTTAATTGCAGCTATTCCAACACCACAGTTATAAGCAAAATCTACAATTATTTCAGCGATAGATTGATTATTAATAGAATCTCCACGAAGCCTATCCCAATAATGAGCCTTAGCAATACTCATAGCATCTTGAGCAGTGATTAGCTTTAAGTCATCAACATCAATATCTCCATCACCATCCTTATCGTAGCCCTTAGCTTTCCACTCGGAAATTATCACACCATACTTTGTAGGTCCTCCATTGTCTCCAGGTACATTCTCAAATGCACTTCCTTCCCATTTAACAAGAGTAGGAAAATATTCATTAAAATTTGCCATATTATATTGTTTTATATTTAGGGTAGACTTTGTTGATTAAATCCACCATTGTTTGTGCACGGTCTGATTTAATGGTGGAACAAACCTTCATCAATTGTTCTTTAGTTAGCTGCATTTTCTTCTTGTTTTTCTGGTTCTGGTTGAGGTGTATCTAAGAGATTGAGTGGCTTATCTTTCGACAAACGCGAAATTCCCAGTAATGCACCTCCAATTGTTAGAAATGCTAAAGTTAGATTTGAGTATAATTCTAAGTGTGAAAATATTGTGTAGGGAAAGCATATGCAGCTTACTACTACTATTAAGAATCCACAGAATAGATGTATGTCAGATTTACCTGAGCTGTCATTAAACATCTCTTTAAAAGAGAATTTTGAAATGTCTGGATAATTCATATTATTTGGTTTTAGTTTTAAATTAATTTTGTACTACTCTTCCTTGTATGTCATTTTGAGGATATTTTATTTCAAAAATTGAAGTGTCCCTAGATGGATAAACGGTGTTATTTAAAGTCGCACCTGCTATATCATATCCATACTGACTATATCCTTGATCAACCCCTTGCTTGTTTACAATCTCTATATTTACTACATTCTGTACCCCCTTTATAGAAAGCAAAGCTGTTGTAATATCAGACAACAGTATTGGTTGCATGAAATCCCAGTTACTTATACTAAATAAGTTTGCAACACTCGTAAGACAATTTGCAAGTACCTGTTGTGCATTATAAGAGCTAAGAACAGATATACTAAAATTAATCCCTATATTGATAATAAACCCTGACTTTAAAGTAATACCTTCTCCTGTACTTATGTACTGGCTTAGGTAGTTCTTTAGGTTCTCCATTAATGCCGGGGAAGGTGTTGTTAGATTTCCGTTACTATCTAATGATAATATGTACAGTGAATTTCCTAGAGGATTTCCATCTATTAAACTTCCACCATCGTTTACTAATTTAGCTTTAGCTACAGTGCCGTACATGGATGGCATTGAGATAGCTCTAAGCTGCCAGTCTGCTGCCGTAACACACCTTAGTTGTGTAGGGTAGGATGCCATGGTATTTAGGCGTATAGTATCTATATTATCACCATCGCCTCCTCCGGATGCTGCACTTTCATTATTAAATGCAACACTGTTAGATATTTGCTGAAATAATGCTTGGTTTAAAGCATTAGGATTACTTGAGCTAGAAGTCTTGGTTATTTCGTATATCTGCGTAATACTATTGCTAGGTACATTGGTAGCAACTCCTCCTCCTGTTATGTAAGTAACGGTAAGAGTTATATTACCTGGTGCCAGACCATATTGTTTAGTGTAAAGAAAGTTGCTAGGATCATAAGCAGTATTTAATTTTGAGATACTGTCTATCAATCCCATTCCTACATTCTCAGGGTTAGGTATAATTTCTTCATCTGGATTACTGGTTGTACCAGATCCAAAATACATAGTTAAGGTATTATCCGCATTAAAACGTCCAACCCAACGTCTCTGGACAGTTCGTAGCTTTATTAAATATGGGACAATATTGTTATACTGTGCCATGGTAGGATCATTCAGAGATGTGTTTACAACACTATCAAATATGGTAGACTGTGCCAGATAAGGTACCTCATACCAAGTGTAACCGTTATTGTCTTTTACACTCAGTATCTCTACTATATCAGTATCATTCAGTGTTACACTATCAAATTTAACCGGATTACCAAAAGTAAAATTCTGTACATTTATAGTTCCTGCTATTGCTTCTACTTGCTTTTTTAATAAGAAGTATTCAGGCTGGTTAGTAGATGAGTTAATACTATATACAGATACGGTAGTAGGATCAGCAGAAGATGAAAAAGCAAAGTTAACGGGAGCCTGGGTAATGAATGTTACATTACTGTTTGACCTTGAATTTATCTTTGCTTGAGTATCTATTGTGATTGCATAATTATAATCAGGAGTAGCTACACCACTGGTAATCTTTGCTGGTACCTGTTGATATACATCTAAAGTAACTACAGCAGTACTGGTTACCTTTGGTCTATACCCTTGTGTATAAGCTAATGAAAGTATATTATCTTTCTGAGTAGCATACTCTAAAAAGTTTTCTTGTACAGACCTGTCAGTATATAATGAAAGTATATCACCAATAGCAGAGTTCTGTTCGATTATCATCGTAGCCGGTGACGCATCTGAGAAATCATTATTAGTATTAGGAAAGTAGGTCTGTGAGAAATTAATCAAAGCCTGTTTAAAGGAGTTGAAATCTCTGTTAAGGTACTTTATATCTACAGTAGGTGAAATGCTGGCCAATGGTTATATACTTATAGTGATTTGATTGGAATTATTGTTAAATGAATACTTAAGCGTTATGTGTATAGCATTGCTTTCAGATGATGTTACAGATAGGCTAAGAATAGTTACCTGTGGAAACTCATTAGCTAATCCTGTCTTTATTGAATTATCAATAGCTTCTATATCGTCATCTGAACTAAATAACATATCTCTTATTCCTGCACCAAACGTAGGATTAAACATTCTTTCACCAGGATTAGTTAACATGTAATTTATTATATTACTCTTTATCTGCTCCTGTGTAGTGTAGTTTTGTCCAAATATCCCTTGACCATTAAACGGCAATCTAAGACCTACAGCCACTGATGGCCTAGTATCTATTGGAAATATTGTCGTTTGAATGTGTCTACGGGCCATTTAATTATCTATTTAAGCATGAAGCTTGGTACTGGTATATCTATATCAGGCAATTCTCCAGATTTTGCAAAATGAGAAGCTCCTGCTACTTTAATTTGTGAATACATATCTTTTGAAGAATCTATTGCCGGATGTCCATAAGATTCATTTAATACCTCTGAATCTGAGTATCCAGTGGCTTTACCTAGCAATCTCGTCTTCTGTCCTTGCTCTTGTGTAGGTGCTGGTTGTCTACCTTCTTTTAGTATAGCTGCATTCAGCTTTTTAATCTTTAGTAACTCCTCCTGGAGTGGTTTCACAGCTTCCTTAACTGCATTATTAATATGCAATTTTAGAATTTCTGATAACATTGTAATTTCGGTACTTGTCATTTGGTATAAATATAAGGGTTAATTAATTTCCGATTATTGTTTCTAATTCTGATAATAACTCTTCAGGGGATTCTATGTAGCTAGGGGCCGTCTCTACTTTTATACTTCCTGAAAACCTATCTCTTGCTCTACCTATTAGCTGTCCTACACCATATGGTATTACCTCTAATATGTAGCTTTCTCCTGCTGCAGTTGTATAAGTAGAAGATGGATTTATTCCGGTATTTGAAGATAGGTTATTACTTGCTATAGAGTTTAGTGCTTCGGTAGTAGTATACTGCTGACCTTGACTAGGTCCATTGGCAATAGTAAACTGAACATTCAGTGATGATAATGCCTTTATAAGTTGTTGTAGTATTTGATCACTCTTTGCAGACTCTACATCTAGTATCTTTAAGTAGCTCCCTAACATATCTCCATAACATAATATCTGCAAAGCTTTTTTAAATACTTCTAAACTTGCCTTGGAGATTGGATTGGACTTAAGAAAAGCCTCTTGAACTGTTAGTAGTTGTCTTAGGGTAGTGGCAGTATTCTTTATTGTTCTTAGGGTGTTTACTAAAGTCTGCATCTGCACTAAAGTCTTAGAGATGCTTAGTATATCTTTCTGAATCTTTGCTTGATACATAGGTAATAATGCTGCATCCTTGGCATCTAGTGTAATGAATATAGTACTTCCTACCAAGGTTACCTTACCAGTGTTGTCTACAGATTTTACTATATCTTGTTCTAGGCCTTTTATTCTGTCAGTTATCAGTGCTATTATCTTGTTTATAGAGCTGAGGGTCTTACCTATAACTGCACCTATTGGATCTGATATAAGAGCTCCTACAGCCTGGCTTACACCTTGATCTATTCCTTGAGCATAAGCAGCAGGATTGACTGCTGTAGTTACAGATTCAAGCGTACTTTTTATACTTGATATAGATGAGTCGTTGAGATTGTTTGACATTAATCTGAAAATGTTAGTGTTGATTTAATATCATTAATTCCTTTTTGAACCTGTTGTAAGTCGGACATCAATTTACTTGCTGCAGTATTTACCTGCACTAAACTAATAACCCCTACACCTTGTCCTGTAGCTGATGCTAATGATTCTGAGAATGAATTAAGTGCTAGGAGTATGCTATTAAGAGAATCTACTACTGATTGCCCTTTTGCTATAGGTTGAAGATTATTTTTATCTATCCCTAATTGAATCTTATTAGCATTTGCAATAAAGGTTCCTTTGGTATCTAGATGTACATCCCCTTGGGTAGATACTGATAAGTCCTTAGCTGCAAGTAAAAATATATTTTCCTTCTTGGCATTTAATACCAACCTGTCTGAGTTTAATATCCATTGGTTATAAGGCCATTTATTGAAGTCCATTCTATTATTTTAATAATTCAGTTAATTTTGTTACTGAACCCATAGCTTCTCTTGTAATTTTAGCACCTACTACAGAATTCTTTAAAGGGTCGTATATATCATAGTCATTAGGGTACACTTGATTAAATTGTCCTTGACTTATACTAAACAGACCTTTATATTGCAAATTTCCTGCAGTACTTTTAAATCTACTCTCAGTGTAGCATATAAATCTTAGATACTCTATAGGTACAGGATATTTAGCTATTGCTTTTTGAAATATTGAATCTAATGACGTGTTAGATACTGCTGTATTATAACTTGCATTAAATTTAGCTTGCCAATATTTTAAGAAATTTCCAGGAGTATAATCTGTACCAAATACTTTATTAAAATCTTTACCTACATTACCTGAATTAGGGCTATTGGGGTATAGTTTCTTACCATACATGTAGTCATTTATGTTAATATAATTTCCCTTCTTATCCTTACCTGTTACAAACTTACTTGGAATAGGTATCTTAGACACACCTTGCTTAGCATAATATAGTATAGATTCAAAGCCTCCATATCCTTGATTATGTAACATGTATATCAAGAATAAAGGATTTACATTGCCAGATAGATTTAAAGGGGGTATTGATTGGTTTGTTATATCAATTGATGTTAGTAAATCAATCCAGACTTCATTGCCACCTCCACTATGAGGTATTCCTTCATCTTCTAACTCCTGATTATAAACAGGATCTTCTTTATCTGGTAAGAACCCATCATTATCTACAGGTGTAGGAGTAGTTTGTGTAGGTACACTAACAGGATATATAATAGGTGGAGTATCTGTCACAGGAGTAGCTTTATCAACAGCCTGCAAAGATTGTGTAGCCGGTGTAACAACAGGACTGTTAGCTATGATAATATTATTCTTAGATTGTACATCAGTAGCTTGGGTATTGTAACTATCAAACAATGTACTGGCTGGTACAAATGATATCTGATGTCCTTGTAAACCCCATATAGAAGATCCATCTTCGTTTAGGTTTTCAAATACAGCAGAAATTCCCTTTTCTGTCTGAGGCTTCTGACCATTAGTTATTACCGTTACAGGATTTCCAACAGGGCCTATCCAGGGGGTATCTGAAATGATATTACTCGAACCTCCGAATCGTACTGCGTTTCCAAAACGACCTTCCAATATAGTATCCCCAGGTAAGTGTTGTAGTTTGTAAATGTTACCTTTCTCAATAAAAGGTCCTGTTACACTCATGCCGTTATTACTACTATATGTATAGTCGGTAGGTAATGCATTATGTTCAGGTGAGTCAAATACAGGTAAAATATCATCATAGTAATAAGTCTGCAAGTTAGTACCGGTAGGATTAGTTGCATCCTTTGTAATAGTTGATACTATATTTACTATCTCATTTTGAACAGGGTACTTCTTTATGTGACCTTTAGGGTATGCTACCAGAAAGCTAGAAGATGTATCTTCTATACCATTAGATATAAGTTTAAACTCTATGGCACCTATGGAGCCAGGGGTAACATTCATCTCCTTTAGTTTTACAGGATCATCTGTTAAAAGAGTATATAATACCCTACCAGTAACTTGTGTGTTACCAGAATTGATACTACCGTTCCCTTTTACGAGACTGTGATAACCTGCATATGAACCTTCGGTAGGTGAAGCCATTTACTTAGAGTTTTTCAATAATTGTTTTACAGATGGTGCAGGAAGTTTTAAATCCTCTTCTGCCTGAGATGCCAGTAATTTTAGTTGCTCTTTATCTTCTTCGGTAAATAGGAAATCTCCTGTTTCTTTACCTTTATCTAAACACTTCTGGGCTATTGTAGCCATCTTAAGTAGGTGCTCATTATTATCAAGAGTGAGCTTCATATACTGAGCTATGATAGGAGCTAACTGAATAGCATCTCCAATAGATTCTATTAGTTCTTTTAACTGTTCTATAAGACCTAGAATCCTCTCATCATTCTTTCTAGAGTTTGTATGTATCTCTTCGAAGATACTTCCTAAGGTCCTTTTCTTAAATATTACTGTTTCTAATGCGTCTGACATGGTCTATAAATATCCTTAAACTGTAAAATATTCTTCAATCTCATCCTCTTCTGTTTTGGTAGGGTCTTTTTGTTCAGGAGAAAATACATCTTTATGTTGTACCTTCAACTCACCTCTGTGTTGATATTCATATAATTGTTCCTCAAATGATTCCTTAAGGACATTAATTACACGAGTAATTTCATGAGTCTTTTGCTTAGTTGTATCACGTAGTTGTAGGTAGAAAGCTGGCTTATAGAATATTTCCAGGTTAGATACTGTCCGGAAGAATTTGAGTATTTCTTTTACAATAGTCTTTTCAGAATCAGTAAATTTTACTGCCTTCTCTTCCCCTTCTTCAAATATATAAAACCAATCATTGATACCTTCTTCTACCCAATCTGCAAAGTATTGAGCAAAATCTTGTAGATCACTGTCGGCATCACCTTCGTGACGGATATGATCTACTTTCACTTCAGTTTCGTAGGAATCTATTTCTTGCTGTTTTTTGTGACGTTTGAACTGCTTATCATTATACTGAATAAGAAACCTCTTAGCAATCGTACCAAAATATGAATAGGCTTTACCTTTACTCTGATCGTACTTAGGCATCTCACTCATTACTTTACAGATAGTTTCATGCTTTAGATCTTCAAATCCACCTGCGTGAGTTTCTGCATAAGGAAACTTATATGTATTGATTATATTCTCTACAAGTTTATCGACAGAAAAGTGAATGCTATTACGATATATAGTATTACGAAAGATAATATCATCTGAATCTCTATATAATATAATAGCCTCTTGGGTATCTTGGGTGAAATAGTTCCGGTCTGTTTTTCTACGTCTTTTTCTAGGTTTACCTTCTTTGGTAAATAGGTCTAGATCTAATTCTTCAAGTGGTTGCAATGTTTCATAGTGTTATTGGTTTTAGTTTTCATCACTGGTTTCTAAATCTGGTTTTTGAATCTGAAACTTATCTAACTCTAGTTGGATTGATTTTAATGTTTGGAAGAAGAATCCTACCTCATCATCAGAGGAATAACTTCCTTTAGCATCTACTTCCTTTATCTTTTGATGAGATAATTGAATCAAGGTATCTATAGAGGTAATATACTTTTCGTATAGTTCTACTGTTGATAGTAGATCTTTTTCTATATCTTTTATCTTGTTTTCTGCTAAGGTCGCAATCTCATTAAGTTCTTTTTCATGGCTGGTCTCTAAATCTTTTTTAGAGTTATCTATATTAGAATGGTACCAAAATGCAAGACCCCATCCCACTATTGCTACGAGTGAGATGAGGATTGTTATAATCTGGTTTAGGGTTATTGTAATCATTTATTAAGTCTTTTATCTCCCATTGATTCAATCCTAGCTGACATGGCATCTGCCTGGTGTATGATATATGGAAGGTTACTATGAAGTTTATACTCAGGTGAATATGAAATTAGATAAGATTTATTACCCTCATCATATAATCCAGCCTGTAATTTAATTGAAAGGTATTCAGTCTCTGACACTTCTATACCATGGTTCATTAGAATAAAAATAGTCCTGTCGTAATCCTTCATGAAAGAAAGTTTAGGATTAAATCCATATACTTCACCCATCTTATCTCTTCTCCAGTTATCAGTCTGTTCTATATAAAATTCATGATCCTCATCCCCCATCTTACCTAAATCATGTACTAAGCAAACAAATGTAAGCTCTTCCAGACTGAAGTCAATCTCTGCTCCCTGCTTCTTCCACACTTTAGTTAGGGAAACTGCTGCATCATATACATTAAGGGTGTGTTGTATAAACCCTCCGGTATACGCACTATGATAAGTAATCTTAGATGAGGCTGGCATTAATGATAACCTCTCGGCATAAATATTAAGTAAGTCTAGGAGCTTATCCCATCTGTTCTTTAGGTTTGATTCAGACTTAAATTGTTCTGCGATACTTATGAATCTTTCCCAGTTTTGTTCTATTTGTTCGGGTGTTAACATAACTTTTATTTTAAATTTGAGCGTTAATATTAGGGTTTGGAGGTACAGTTACATTACCTGTACTAGTTAATACCCAACTAGGGTAGTAGTGTGTCGGAGTTGGATTAACCCCCCACAAAGGACCTACATGTTGATAAGGTATAGAATCCGGAATATATACCTCATAAGGTATAGTAACATACCCTTCTTGTCCTGTGAAGGATGGTAATACATCGTAAGGTATCTTAAAGTCCTCTTTGAACTTTTTACATTTATCAACTATACCATCTTCTGTACGTTTATCAAACGGTAGGTAGTATATAATAATTGTTTGTGTTGTTATCATTTAAGTAATTTTGCCACAAAGATAGGAATTTATTTTGAATAATTGAAAAATAATTTTACAACTATCAAAAAGATTTATTATCTTTGCATTCGAATTAAAACCAAATACTAATGAGAGGCCACTTGAAAAGAGGATATAAATTAATTAAAACTGATGGTAAAACATTCAGTATTGTAAATACAGAAGGGTTGATTACATTGCCTAAACTCCTATCATTTAAGGAGTTCTTAAATGAAGATGAAGGTTATGTAATCTGGAGTGATAAGAAAGTATGCCTGTTATTCCAGGTAGCTAAATTTGAAGGAACTATAATTAAAAAGCAAAGGAATGAAAATACAGTTTAAAGTAAGATACAACGGATATAGACAACCAGTTACTTCAGTATTTGAAGTAGATGTACCAGAAGGTATTACAGACTTAGAAAGAAACAAAATTGTTGAAGAGTTCTTCAAAGCTAATATTAACCAAGAAGGGATTATTCAGAGGTACCCTTATGAAATTTTAAAATAGTAATCATGGAAAAAATAACAAAAGATACCATCTTCCGTAAATCAGAACAGATTGTAGATTATTGTATAATGGATTATACAGTTGAGCATAATGGGTACATGGGGGGTGATGCCGGCCATGGAGGTTATCTTAACATAGTATTTGAAACAGATTACGGTACTTACTGGGAAGTAAATGGTAAAGTTCAACCAGGTAAATTATCCATACGCTTAGAGGGAGATTCTGAAAAAGAAGTTTTTATAACAATGTTAAAAAATATTGTTACCTTTGTAGAAGCTAATCTTGAAGCTCATGATAAGGCTCTAAGAGAGGAATATGAAGCTAAACAATTAGCTGCCAAAAAATAATTTGATATTTATTACTAGCCATGTGAAGCAGACGGGCTAAGGAATCTTAAAGAAAAGAAACTTTAATATAGTAGGAGAGAGTAAATAACTCCCACGCCCTGAACCTAGCTGCTTCCTAGAGTTCGGGGCTTTTTCTTTTACCAAAACTTTTAAAAACATAAAATTATGTTCTCATTTTACAGCGACGGAGTAAAACATACTAAATCAGATGAAGCTATAGATATGCTAACTCTGATAGATTACTTGAAAGATAATCCTCTTAAGGATTATATTCAAGAGATTAGAAACACTAGACTAAAAGGTGATAAATCTTATAAAGAAATGAAGTTATCACTTCCAAATATATCCCCTAATTGCATTACTTCTCACAGATGCTTGAGACAAGAAGTGTTTAGTAAGAACTTTCATAGAATGTCTAAGTATCTCTATTTTGATATAGATGATGTAGAAGATATAGAAAATTACAAAAAGCATTTAATTGATACCTACGGAGAGCAAGCTGTCCTTATATGTACCTCAGTTAGTGGAAAGGGTATCTCTATGTTTTTCAGGATAGATTCAGACTTAAGAGAAAATAATTTTAGGTCAGTATGGAACTATATCAGAAATACCATTTTAGAAAATGAGAATGTAGATGAGAAGGTATCTAACCTAGGTAGAATATGGTTTCTCACACAAGATGAAAATCTTTTTTTCAATCCAGATGCTAGTATAAAAATACCATCGAAAGTTTTAAGAAACATTCACCCCCCTTACGATATTGAAAAGGATAGCACTAAACCTTCTAAATCTGAAAAGAGGAAAATAAAAGAGCAAACAAAACAATCTAAAAGTAGGCTTATGAAAATATACAATGAACTAGAGGAGCCTTACACCTCAGATATTACCTCTATACCACCTTCAAGTACTCTAGAAGGCATAATATGGCAGACTCCGGTATCTACCGACAAACCTATTGTAGAAGTTAAGTCACACGAATCTTTCAAACTATACATCCCTAAATCAATAAAGGACGGTAAGAAGAGGTCTACTTTTGTTCGTATAATGAATACCTTATTAGAACTTAACCCTCACTACACTAAAGAGCAGACTTTATCTTTCTTATCAGGTATTAATACCAGGAATACAACTGTACCTATGGTTGAATCAGAACTAGTTAGATTGGTTAATTTTGAATATGATAATATACTTAAGAGGGGCACTGCTTATGCTAAGTCTAAGACCAAGAACCTTGTATTCAATAAGGATTGTGATCTATCTAGATTAGATAAGATGAAGGTAGCTAATAAGATTAATGGATCAATCAGAAAGAATAATACCATAAAGATTATAGAAGAAGCTATTGAATTACTTATATCTTATGATGTTAAGGTTAACAGAGTTAATATCTGTAATGTATCTGGATTATCTTACTCTTCTGTTTGTAGGAATTATTACGAACCTACCTCTAATGTTAATTCTATAGTTGAGAGTATAAATAATACTCTTTCAGTATATTAATATATACTATTATTATGATTATACATTGTTTGAATACTAAAATACCTTATCTTTGCAGTCTAAAATAAAAAAAATATGAGCAAAGTTTACAGATTACAGAATGGACCGTTCATTATATATGAAGATGGTACCGGAAAGAAAGTTAATACGTTTAGGAATAATACACCTCCTTATTCTGTCTGTGATTGGGTTAATAATTGTATCGAAGACGATGAGGTTGTTATCACCAATTCTCCTATGTTTGAAAGATTAATTAGAGATAGGTGTAAGGTAAAGGTAAGTTATGAAAAGTTTGATAACCTTTATAAAAAATAATCTATGATCGGAGTTTTAATAGGTGATACATTTGTAGATTTTGCAAATTCAGATATAATCTGCCCAAATTGTAATCACAATCATAAAGATAAGGCAGATAAAGTTACAGACAGAATCAACAGGAACAAGACCTGGATAACTAAACTTACCTGTGAGTGCAGTACTAGATTTAAAATTACTGTGTGTTATACAGGAGACTTTGAAACATTTATTTAATAAAATATGATAAAGAACAACACAATCTACAAAGGTAAACCTTACCTCACTTTTGAGAAATATCCCGAATACAGGGGTAGCAGTAAGCTGAATAAAGTACACCTAGACTTAGGGTTTACAAAGCTGGTATCTAGAATAAAAATAGACAGAACTGTCCCATATGATCCTGAGAAGATAATACTGATTAACGCATACACCGGAGGTGTAATAGGTAAATATGAATGGTGGGATGTGCAAGGTGTAAGTGGTAGCTTCAGATCTACACAAAAACCAAAAGAAGATAAAGATATTTTATTTCACGGAGAAATAGAAGAATGCTTCATTACTAAAGATGGTAGATTCATAGGAGATGCAGACAGAGCCTGGTGGTATTACCAAGAACAAATGGTAGTGTGTAGAGACTACCCTCTCGGAGTAGCTATAAAAATTAAAAAGGACATGTACGATTATGTGCCAGATAATCATTACAACACAGAAGCAGACCCTACAACAATAGAAGGTTACTACGGATACACCCACAGAGGGGGACAGATGTTCAAACTTGGAGATAGATTATTTGAAGAAGCATATGTTCCAGTAGAAGAAGATTACGAAGATTGTGGATGGGCTGGGTATGAATTAAAATACCAGGAATTTTTAAATAAAGCTGATGGTCTTGATTTAAAATGGGATAATGGTATTGCAGATGTAATACCTTTCAACAGAAGGGGAAAGGTAACAATAAAGACTTGGGATCAAGCTAAGCAAGCAGCTATTAACATTTCAAAGTACTTAGGATAGTGAGTTCACTTATTGATTTTTCAAAGCTAGAGAAAAAGCCTAAGCAGGATGATAGTACACCCTTCAAGCCGCGTATTAAGCAATCTCTTCACCAGAAGATAAAGAATGGTAATAAAGGTGAGATAGGCACCAAAGATATAGTATTAGCTCTGGCCAATTACTACAAATGGCATAAGTGCTATGTTAATAATGCTTACTGTTTTAATGATAACTTTGAGAATGACTTCGTAACAGTGTATGAATCCTTGTACGTAGCAGAGATAGAGATAAAGGTAAGTCGTAGTGACTTTTCCGAGGATTTTTCTGGGAAACCTGATAAACATAAAATGATGTTAGAAGGTACCCAATGGGAATTAATACCTAACAAGTTTTATTACTGTGCCCCTAGAGGCCTCTTACTAACCAGTATGATACCTCCTTATGCAGGATTGATGGAGGCAGTAACAGATTCTGAGGGAAATCTTACCTGTAATATAATAAAGGAGGCACCATTTATACATAAGGAAGATGTATACAGTAAGATTAAGGATAGGATATTCAGGAAGTTAGCCTGGAGATACAAACAGATACTAATGGGAAATTTAGAGCTTCTTTTCACTGATGAGGATGTAGATGAAGAAATAAATTTTATAGAATCGAAATAGTTACTATATTTGCATTGAAATTAAAAAGTTATGATAAAAAGAATCACACACGAGGAAACAAAGAACTACCGGCTGCTTGATCCTGAAAAGGATTTCCGGTACAGTATGGATTGTGCGGTAGCTTTTACCTTAACAGAAAGTGAACCTCATCCGTGGGAGGATGTGCATTATTTTGGAGAGGCCTTTGTTGATCCTACTACATCAGTACTTAAGCCACAGTGGGTCTATGTAATGCTTAACAGGTCTTTAGGAGGAATTTGTAAAATTGGAAGTACCACAACTAGTGTTACACAGCGTGCTAAAGAATTATCTTCACAGACAAGTAGTATAACACCTTGGTACCCTGTCTTTAGTTTTAAAGTAGGAAATGCAATTATGTTGGAGAAAGAAGTGCACCAGTATCTGGAAGATAGAGGGTTTCGCGTGTCCCCAAAAAGAGAAGGTTTCTATATTACCTCTGAAAAAGCAATAGAAATAATTAAACAATTAGGTGAAAAGTATTTAACAATTAAAAATTAATTTATGAACTTATCCTTAGAAAAGGAGTACTTCAAACAACAGAAAGAACAAGGTTTTAATGAAGAAATAGAACATCCGGCTTTTGGGGAAGAAGAATGTAACTACCTAGAGTATAAAGGATATCAGGGAACTGCAAACTGGGATGAAGAAGAGGACTTGTGGTATGGAAAGGTCGTAGGATTAAATGTGCGGTATGAGGGAGATTATCTTAACTCACTTATAGAAGATTTCCATGCAGCAATTGATGAGTATTTAATAACTAAAGAAGAAAATAATGACACCAGAAGTATTTAAAAAGTACCTAAACCTTTTAGATGAGATATCTAAGGTAAATAGTTCCTTATACAATTTAGGGGTAGATTTGATGAACTATGAAGATAAATTCTACTCAGTAATTGATTTATTAGTCACAGAATTGTTTGGAGAGTTTGGCTCAGATCACTTAACTGAATTTGAACTAAATCCTAAAAAAGAGTACTCCAAGGAAAATCCTATGTGCTGGGATGGAGAAACTAATGAACCTCTATACTGGGATGCTGATTCTTTGTATGATTATCTGGTCAGCCAGAAATATATTTGCTCGATTAAAAGTTAATCATTATCTTTGCAAATTATGAACCTAACAGCAATACAAAGATTAAGACAAGCAGTTAAAGATAAAACCGGTGAAAAGGTTGAGGCTTCTGCAGAAAAACTATCCTTGATAAAAGAGCGTTATAAGTTTTTAGATTCAAAACTACGTGATGCCAAGTTGATAGAAGTGGCAATAGAGTATTATGATACTCTTCAGGAAGGAGAGGATAAAGATACAGTAACAGAGGCATTTATAGCAGGAGTTCTTTACAAGACGTGGTTAGATGCAGTAAGTAAACAAAAAATATAATTTATGAATAACCAACTAGGGTTATCAGATAAATTTTACAGAAAATACGATAGATATAATATTGTAGTTCAGGTACAGCATGATTTAGTGGTACATCAAAAAGACCCAATAAAAGTGTTAGAAAGAGTTATTGAACTTTATATACAAAACTATGGAGGTCTTACCAAACCTTGGTACAAAAGAATATTTTAAACAGTAAAAAATGAAAAAATTAATTTCAACAATTGTAATGTGCATTTTTTGCACAATCCTTTTTAGTCAAGACACGATAGTATTTAAACATACTAATTACACAAGTGTATGGAGTAATGTACGTAAATACCCCTATAAAGTATTGTGGATTGAAACTAAAGCTAAAGTAGCTTGTGAACATCCTCTTGTAAGGAAGGATGATTTTGCACCAGATCCCTTAAATACAAAGGCCACTGATTTACAAAAGGATTATAATGGTAGTGGGTATGACCGGGGACATAATAGTGAATGTTCAGCCAACTTATGCCAGACTCAGCAAGTACAGGATGAATGTTTTTACTTTTCCAATATGATGCCTCAGCCACACTGCAGTAATGCCGGAGATTGGAAATCTTTAGAAACATATACTAAACAACTAGCTACTAAATTTGATAGTGTAGAAGTTTGGAGTGGGGGATCTGGCTGTATCAAAAAGTTTGGAAAAGATAGTGTAAACGTACCGGAAAAGACGTGGAAAGTATTCTATGTGATAAAAACTAAAACATGGGGTGCATATATCTTTAATAACATACAGGATAAGCAGGTAGGTATTAAACCTCATGAAGTACAAGTCAAGGATGTTGAGAAGCTAACAGGCTGGAGCTGGAAATAATTATAAATAAAAAACAAATATATGAATTACAAAGTAATTAGGGTAGGCCCTGAAGAAATAGAGTTTGAAAAGGGTATAAAATTATCCTCCAATCACAATCAAGATTGTTGTGAGTCACATTATTTATGTTTTGAACATTTAACTATAGAGGATTTTGATGGGTTAGAATTTAACTTAGAGGAGGATAACTTTTTCAATCGTTTAGAATGGTACGGTATTGAATTAATACCAGTAAAAGGACATTCGGTAAGAATACCTGGATATGGATCAAACAATGGATACTACTCTACTGATTTGAGTTTAGTATTATCCGGTTTAGGTAATACTAGATTATTTGATATAAGTGAATGTCAAGATATAAGTGAATAACAAATAAAAACAAACAACATGATAGATAAAAGGTTAGTTGAACTATTACAGAATCTAATGGCCTTAGATAAAGTAGACAAAGATTATTTAAGGTGGTTATTAGAAATGAGAAAGATTACTCTAGAGGAGTTCCTGGAAGTACAAAAAGATGAATTCGAATGATCCTAGAGGTAACACTTAGAATAGATGTAGGAGAGAACTTCCTCTCTGATAACCCCACTCAAGCAGAGCTTGACTGGCTGTATATGGACCTGATGAATGAGGGAAACCTTTGTCTAGAGAGTCAGCAGGAGCCTATAGGGTTTATTATAGGTGTAGGAGATATAAAACTGACACTAGGTAGTACAGGACCTGATATTCCTAAAACAAGTTATTTTAATGTATAATGATGGATTTAGCAACAAAAAGCAGAATGATGATTGAAAGCAGTAAAACTCGTAGTGTTATATTGTTAATAACAACCTCTGGCACATCTTTTAGAAATAATGAATGGAAGATTACCTGTATGGTAAGTCAACATCATGTAAAGACCAGACCTGAGGATGCCACTATGATTGGAGGTAGTGTTGAAGCTGATTTGGATCAATATACTATACATCTAGCATCTTCGTTTATACTTAAACGAGGTAATACAACTATCTACATCAACGCAGACAAAATTGAACAAAAAGTGATTTATTCAGTCTAATTATCCTATCTTTGCACCATGGAGAAATTTTACACATTTATGGAGAGAATAAATAAGTTAGGGTTTGAGTTAAAACTAGCCTCTAATTTCCCATGGATGTACATCATTGAAATTAACGGAAAGAAAGTAACTGAGAAGTTCAATAGTGATCACGGGTTTGTATTAGGGTTCCAACCTATAACACCTGACCGTGAGTTTAGCTTCTCGGATATACACGAGATTTTTAAATTATTAAAAGAATACAGATGACACATTTACACTTCATAATCTTCTTTGCACTTGCAGCATTATTTAATTCAATAATGGACACCTTAAAGGATCACTACTGGGTGAGTATATTCTCTAATCTTAATCAGTTCTTCTGGAACCCCTCAGTGTCCTGGAAGAAAAAGATACTAGGGTATGTAGCCATGGATGCATGGCATATCTGTAAATCAGCCATGCTAGGTTGTATATATTTTACAATCATCACCTACAAGCCGGTATTTGGATATTGGGACTTACTCCTTCTCCCCACTATCTGGGGGATAGTGTTTGAACTATTCTACAGTCACATATTAACAAATGATAAATTTAAAATTAAGTAAAAATGGAACATAACTTCAGTGAAGAATTCAAAGAACACCTATACCGTAATATCTACAAAACAAGTAAACCTGAGATAGAAAGGGCTCTTAGTAGCTTTAAAGGAAGTATAGAGGTAAATACCTTAGTAAAAGTTCAATACCCTATTGAAAAAGTAAATGAAAAATTTTATCATGAAGGGTGGTATTGCAGACCTTTCGAGAAGTTATACAATGATATTATTGAAGCATCCGGTATGGATGAAGAAACATCCACTAGATTTAAAGATGGTTCTTTAAAATATATTGGGTGGGATAACAAACCTACAGATAATGGCCTTAATAAATATGAAGGGTGGATACAAGATAGTGGTTTACCTCTTGAAGATGATGAGTTACGAGGATTGACTCGTATCACTGAAGATCAGTACCTATCTATTGCTTATAATTACAGCAGTAAGGATATTATATCTCTATCAGATAAGATAATACCTAATACATACAGTAACAATACTCGTTTTATAGATGAAGATGGGCTTATCTACACAATAGTTAAAGTATCAGATGACGGTAATAATTATACCATTTCAAATAAGGATTACTATACAGAGCATTTTACTCTACAGGAGATAGACCAGTTACTCTCAACAGTATGGAGAAAAGTAGATACTTTGGATGAGCGTGTAAAGAACCTCAGAGAGAAACTATGGGCGAGATAGTATTAATCATCTGTACCTGGGAATTCTTTAAGTACCTGCTAAGAAGGTTAGAACGTAGTTTATAGGTACCTAGTTATACATAAATTAATACCTAGCTGTAATTTTTCCGGGAAATTTTTTAAGGGTATAATCAAATAAAAAGGTAAAAAGGTATGTACATAAATGACAATAAGTTTTTCGAAATAGAAAAGGCAGCCATACATAAACTCGAAGCTAATAAAGATAGACCTCTGAGTGAAGCTGCTATAGAAGCACAAGCATGCTTAGATGTACTAAATGAACTGAAGAAGAATGCTGTATGGGTAGAAAGGGGAGATATAATTAGAACTAATACGATGAGTGTTGATATAAAAACATTAAGAGAATTAGGATTCATAAAATATCAGTCTATGTGTGGTTTTAACCCTTTTGAGTTTTGTCATAAAGGTGATAATTATGAAATAACTATATATCCAGAGTATATTGAGTTTTGTCAGATTATACCAGAGGATGGTCCATACGTAATATGTGAAGTAAAAGGAGAAGATCATTTAAAGGAGCTTTGTGCAGCTTTAAGAATAAAATCATAAAAGCATGAATATCGTAGATAAAATAATAGACCTGGCTAATGATGGATTCGAAGATTTACATGTACCAGTAGGCTCTATTGAGAAGTTAATAGAATTAACAGGAGCGCACTTTCCTCTGTTGGTAAATGGGCATAAGGTATGGATACATCTAGAAGGATTACCTTGGGATAGTATATCAATGGAAAGGGATATATCTGATGGAAGTATGGTTGAATTAGATTTCAGTAAGGAAGATGAAGATGCATATCAAAGAGCTATTAAAATACACCTGGATCATTTTGAATTTACAGAAAGGTTAAGATGCTAATAGGTTTGCGAGGTGAATACCGATATAGTTTTTTAAAAAAGGGGGGAGGGAGTATATAAATATATAAAGATGAGGGGACTGGGATTTCAGGGGTGTTTTGCGAGGTGAAATGTATACAATAGATATATGATATATAAGTATATAAAGGTAAGGGAGGGTGAAAATAGGGCGCGGTTTGCGAGGCAACCTGCTCGATCATAAAACTAAATTTTTTAGCATAGCTACAATAATTACTAACTTTTTTAGCATACTAATATTTTTAGCAAACCAGGTTTTTTTGCTAAATTTTTTTGCTACAACGTTATAGCAAATAATCCTTTGCCGTTTCAAAATAAACCCTTATCTTTGTCCTGCCGTAAGGCACCCAAGCCAAGCACTCCCTAAAGAGGGGGCTGCCAAAATATTGTCCTTACTTGAATGTAAGGCAGTAGGCTATTAGTTTGTTCTTTGATATATTGGTTTATTGTTTCCTAACATCTATTTTATTAATCAAATAGGGTACACTGTTACCCTACATTAAAAATTTAAGTTATGGAAAGTAAAAATGTTTTGAAGTTTGAAGTTTGCCGTATAGATAAGGACGGCAACTATTTAAAGGGTGAAGATAATAAGGATATTATTTTTGATACCTTTATGCAAGTGGTTGAAGTAAGTAAGCCACTTAGTAATATTGCCAAAATTGTAGATAGTGCAATAAAGAAACTGTTTATTGTGCCTATTGTAGAAAATGGCAAAGTGGCAATTGTGCCAAAAACATTAAGTGATAAAAGTGTTGTGATTGTAGTTAAGTTTAACGACTTAACTATTGACACTATTAAAAGTGATGTTTTTAGGGCTGCAAATAATACTGTAAAGGATACCGATAAAAAAGCCTTCGCAAGTATTAATTTTGGTATCTTAGTATCTAATATTGCAAGTGTAGTCGCTACTGCAAAGGGTGTGAGTATTGAATTACTTAACGCTATTGTTGCAGCTAATACAATACACAAAGATGCAAAGAAAGTGTTAACCCTTAGTGAACATACTAAGATAGGGTTACTGAGTAGTAACCGTAAAAAGTTGAATAGTGTTAAGTCTGTTATTCGTAAAGAGATTAAAGAGAATAGCGGTATAGTAGAATTTAGAAAGGAGCTAAAAGAAGGTACTGCAAAGGGTGTAAAGTTTATTAGTGATAGTGCTAAATTTTAACCCTTCAAAAAAAACAAATAAGGAAACAATAAGCTAATATACAAAGAACATAAATAAAGGTATAAGGGAGTCGTTTCCTTTATACCTTCTTTTTGCATATACCTAATATATTAATATTGAATTATTTTTATGATAAGTATATGTGTATGTGTTCTTTACATAGTAATCTAAATTTGTGTATGTGTATTCATATATGCCACATTAAACCTCTTACTACTATTGAATTAGTATATAGAGGCGTGGGTGTATGTATATACAATGATTGAAATTTCAGTAGATAAATTACTAGGGATAGGTATATACTTGAATGTATAACCTTACTACACCTTAGTATAAAAACCTATAAGGGGGTGTGTATATGTGTCTAAGGGTGTGATAGCTTTTAGTGGGGCAGAACACATTAAGCCTTTGTGTGTATTATCTAGGTTAAAATCAGTTTACATAAAGGTAAAGTTATATACTTCTTCGTAGGTGTATAGAGTTATTTATATAATAGATTAAGGGTGACCTCTACACATTAACCGTTCCCGTAAGGAGTTGTGTGTATGTATTTTATTCAGGTGTACTATTGGGATATGAACTTACTACAAGGCGTAGTAGGTAAACTGAATATTAAAGGAACCATAGTTATAAACGTCCCTTTATTAGTTGCCGGTAAGGGTGTATGTATATCAAATGGTAATCAATGTAGCAAAGTCCGTAAGGTTACTAGCTACAATAAATCAATCTTCAATGAAAGGTAACATAGGTACAATGACACACTACAAACCTAACCTCAACAGGTCTATGGGTAGGTGTATTACCATTACAATAAGTTATACCTGAGAAGATAACAAAGAGGGTAGATGTTATTAGAGTAGAATATAAAACACAATGGGTATTTACAGTAACCCATTTAAACCCCACTAGAAGGGTAAATACTACTTAGGTAGTAAGTGTATAGACTAGTGTGTCTGTAAGTAAGTTACTTTAAGGGTTCTTAGAAGGTTCGATTCCTTCGCCCTCTCTTTTGTGCATAGAACCTGGAGGCTAACACCTCCTTTGTCTTTATGTGTGTGTTCACTAAATTGATTTTTATGGTTAGTTTATTAATCGGGGTTGCAATAGCAATTTCCTTAAAAAGTTTATATGAAAAAAGTAATAGTAGTTCTACTGTTAAGTAGCTTAGTAGGTTGTTATTCCTCAGGAAACATAAGAGGAAAGTGTCTTAGTAATAATCCTAACCTCTGGCATAGATATTATCCTCGTAGCTATTATCGTTAAATTTGATGGCTAGGAGGCTCAAGGTTGAGTTCAAGGGTGTAGGGTAAGGACTTGTATTGTTTTATTTTTTAACCGCCTTAAATAGGCTTAATTAAATTGTTATGAAAGGTATTACTGAAATTGCTATTAACCCTTTAGAGATAGGGTTTATGATGAGGGCTGCTAGGAGAATAAACTACAAGCCTCAAACTAAGTTCATACCCTTAGCTGTAGCCAAAGAGGTACAGATTACTAAGGAGTATGTTATCAATGAGTACAGGGCTATGAAGAAACCTCGTCAAAGGATTCCTATCCATGTATCTACAAGCAGTATGAATACCGGTGATTACCCTGTAATAAGTAATGCACGACTTGTGTATTCAAGTAAGCAGAAAAGATTAAATTCTCAAAGATGATCAGAGTAACAGAAGTAGAAGGTGTAGAAGTAAAGGTAGGTGTAATGGGTAAAATCTTAAAACCTACCTGGGCTTTATATCCTTATGATGCTGCCAGAGGATGGCAAGATTTAAACATGGCCAGGTCTATATATCACAAGAACAGAATGGTAAAGGTGATGCATATAGTGCCTAAAGGGAGGAGATAGTAGTGACCGAAGTGGGGTCTTTTTCTAAGGGTTATTTTTAGATTCTATTAAGTCTTTAAATAAAGGGTAATACTTGTTTACAGTATTATTACTCATCTTACTTTCCTTGCAAAGTGCCCTAGAAGTGATCTTCCCTTGTAGCAATACATTCCATTCTGTTATAAAACTAAGTAGTTTATTATAGCTGTTTTTCTTTTTATTTTCACAGACTAAATCTCTAGCAATATCTTGCTTATCCTTACTACTTAATTCAGTACCCTTCTTAAAGATAATCTTCCTACTCTTAGCTAGTATAGGTTCTAGTCTATTCTCGGATAAGAGTTTGTGTATATGTGTAGCAATCTTAGTTATATTACTGTTAGAAGTAGGAGTAGGTAAACAATCATTTTTATACTGTAGTAATCTAATAGTATGGTTTAGGGATAACCAGGGATTAAGATAAACAAGATTAGTGCAATAACTCATAAAGGTTGCATACTTGCTTTTGATTTTATCAAATGCAGGAAAGAAACATTTTATGTATATGAATCCCTCTTCAAAATTAAACACCCATTCCCCTTTATCTATTACATAGTTGTCAAGGTTATCATACCTTAATTTAGGATAAGATTTTGTACGCAGTTGGTCACCGTAGTCTGTACGCAGTTTGCCACCGTAGTGGGCAGGATTTGTACGCAGTTGGTCACCGTAGTCTGTACGCAGTTCTTTGTATATGCTTTTTTCTATACCCTTAGGTATATGGGATGAAGTGAGTACAAAAGTATCTACATCATAGACTTTACAATCCTCATTAATAAAAATGTCTGGATCATAACTGAGTATGTTATATTGGCTATGTTTAACAGCACCTTTATCTAGGTACTTATCTATACCTAAATCTTTTGCTATGTGTAAATAACATTCTTTAAAATCACTTGCTTGTAAATTATTTACTCTGACTAATATAGAATACTTTATACCACTGAATGATTTATACAATAGTAATACCTTACTTCTATCTAAGGTAGAAGGGTCATAAGATACATCATCAATATCAAAGTATAATAATCCAGTAGACTTTATAATATTCTTATCTTCTTTATACCCATCGTATAAAAAGTTATATGTTATAACAGGAAATAAGGACTCTTTTATCTCTTTGTACTTAGACGGATTACTCAGAGCCTCAGCTCTAGTTTTTAATTTAAAACCTTCTTTAATTCTTGCTACCCACTCTCTAAGAGTAACATTACCTATTACTGTAGGTTTAGACATTTCCTCATAACCGTTAACTTCAATTTCTAATGGACTCATAATGGTGTAAAATATTAATGCAGCTTGTTCGACTGTCCAGAGTCTACTTAAGCTGCATTTTAAAGTATGTCTTTTTAAGTTTTTAGCTCTCTAACTGGACTTAGATTGCTATTTTGGAAGGTGTAAGTCTGAGTAATTAGCACTTATTCAGCAGCCTTCCTCTTATAAATATAAGATATTCAATTACAAAGATACTAAATAAATTAGTAAACAATGAAAAAAAGAATAAAATTAAAGGTAAATACCCTAAAAAGTAATCTACTTTTATCTCTTTTTGGTATAAAACCTAAGAGAAATACATTACAATTTAATAGAATTCAGGTAGAAGAAAGAGAAATTACACCTGAATTATTTAATAATTGGTCTATTAATACATTTAAACGATGAAAAAGAACCTTGTTATCACTGAGAATATTACTGTAATTCCCCCTAATGATAAGCTGTATACGTATGAGGATATGTGTAATGCCTATTATCTAGGTCATAGACACGACTTATCCGGTGGGATAGATAAAGGAGATGAGTTTTATGATAGTTACCCAATACCTCAAAATGGTACCTCAGAGCCTCAAGGTTAGATTATAGGTAGGTGAGTAAGGTAGTTGTAAGGTTTGATTATTTTAAAGGCTTAAAAACGATTGCAAATGCGTATGCTATTATTAGTTTTTGTAGTAGGAGGTATAATACTTCCTGGTCTACTGAGTATTATCTGTGTTGGTAATGCTATTAGTTTACTTTTAATGATTAAAAAATGGTAAAGAATTTCATAGGTGCAGCAATGATCCTAATAGGGATAGTGGCTATGTGTAAAGGGTGGTTAAGTGGTGTGTTAGTAGGAGGATGTGGGTTGTTATTAATATACCTAGAAGATGATGATACTAAAGGAGGACCAGGAGAGGTGGCTTGGTTTTAGTAGATGAAATGACACTGTTCGTCGAGGAATTACAGGTGTTGGTAGATAGGTGTAAAGGTTCCACTTGAAACATTCGTCGATAAAAAATGCCGGTTGAAGGGTAAAATGATATATAAAGTGGGAAAATGTGGGAGAAAGTGGGAAAAAATTGTTAGGATTGCAGATACCCTCCCCCCTAGAC